GGTGGCGGCACTACTGCCATAACGGTTAATCCCGTGGCGCAAACCAGCGCTACAGGTTTGACAGGGGGGAGCACTACGGTTGGATCCCTATCCGCAATCGGTACCGGCGTGGCTCTGGGCCATGGCTTCAGACAATCGTTTACCGAGCATGGCGTGATACTGGGAATGGTAATGGTGCGCGCCGACCTAACCTACCAACAGGGCCTGCGCCGCATGTGGTCGCGAGATACCCGATATGACTTCTACTTCCCAGTATTCGCGCAGCTGGGGGAGCAAGCAGTGCTACAAAAAGAAATCTATTGCACCGGAGTAGCAGCAGCCGATAACACCGTTTTCGGCTATCAGGAACGCTGGGCAGAGTACCGTTACAACCCCAGCGAAATCACAGGTCTGTTCCGCAGCACTAGCGCCGGAACGCTGGATCCGTGGCACCTGGCGCAACGGTTCACGGCAGCACCGACCCTCAACTCAACATTCATCAGCGAAACCCCGCCGCTACAACGCATCCTCGCCGTTGGCGCTGCAGCCGCAGGAAAAGAACTGCTGTTCGACGCATTCTTCGATATAACCGCCGCACGCCCAATGCCGATGTACTCGGTACCGGGCCTAATCGACCATTTCTGATGGGATGGTTCGGCGACATTGCCGGGGGAGTCCTCGACGCCTACACAGGCGGTCTCGGGACAACCCTCCTAGGCATGACAAGTAACGCGGTAGCTGGCGCCCAAAGCGCCAGTCAAGCACGGGCAGCTAACAAATTCAGCGCCGCTCAGGCGGTATTGGACAGAAACTGGAGCGGGCAACAGGCGCAAAATCAGATGAACTTCCAGAATCAGCAGGGGGGAATAACACGCGAGTTCAACGCGGGGCAGGCGCAAATCGACCGCGACTATCAGACCAACATGAGCAATACCAGTTATCAGCGGGCCGTAGGCGACCTAGGCAAAGCCGGACTAAATCCCATGCTCAGCATCATGCACCAGGGCGCCTCAACGCCCTCCGGAGCAAGCGCCAGCACATCAACACCGAGTGGTGCGATGGGCCATTCATCCGCCCCGCGGGGCGCAATGGGCCAAACCTTCGCAGGCGTATCCAACGTCATGAACGCAGCTCAGCTGGGGGAAATAAAAAGCCGAATCGATCTAAATTCAGCCCAAAAAGCGAAGACCGAAATCGAAACTACGCTGTTACCCGGATACCAAGAAGCACAGAAAAAATTGATGGGCGCACAAACATTAGGGACAAACTCGACCAGCGTCGAAAGCCGACAAAGGGTACTCAACCTACAACAGGACATCCGCGAAAGCCGAAACCGAATCCTCACCATGCAAGCAGGGTGGGAAAAAACCAGAGCCGAAACCGCCCTGGACAACGCAACCACAAACCTCAGAGGGGATGAACAAGGGTTGGTGCAAGCACAAACGGCATTAGAGCGAGTCAAAAAAATACTCGAAGACGCCAAGGTGCCAGAAGCACAGCAAAACGCATCGCTATACGCAAACCATCCATGGTTAAAAGGCACCGAAAAAGCAGTAGGCGCCGCATCAAACGTTATCGGAACAGGCGCCGGACTGGGCGCCGCAGTCAAATTCATAATGAAGGGAGTGAAATGAACACATACATCGACAAAGAAACGGGTGAATTAATGGAACTATTACTGCGAACAGAAAACAATTACGACCGGGACGAAGCCAGCTACGTCCACGGACTCAAGTGCGAAGATCCCTCACTAGCACAACAGCAGTTCAAAGAGGAGAGCGACATCAATGTGATCGTGGCGAGATTCGGCATCAGCGGGATCATGCCCGAGAACTTCGGCATGCCTACTAGCTCAGACTTTACGGAAACCGTGAGCGACTACCACACCGCCCTAAATATGGTTCGGCAGGCCGACGAAGACTTTATGTTGCTGCCAGCAAACGTACGCGAACGCTTCCGCAATGACCCACAGCACCTTATGGACTTCATGGAAAATCCGGCGAACCTCGCAGAGGCTCGCGAACTGAAGCTGGCTCGGCCGGAAGAAAAGGTGGAACCCATCCGTGATCCGGAGTAGGGTACCACCTAGCACAGTTACATCAAGAGATGCACTGTGCAAACCCCCAACCCCAAGGAGACAAAAATGAAACGTCGAAACGTCAACAAACAATCGTCAGCGCGAAGCTTCCGGAGAGATGCGGGCAGGACTAAAGCCGCAAACGTGGCGCCAGGCCCCATGCGGGGCGGCTACCGACTATAAATGAATGGCATGTTTCCATCCCCTGAAAGCATTCAAAACCGACTCTGGTCAGATCTGCTTTCAGGAATTGAAAAAACACGGGGGAATCGCGCAAGCGCTCGAACTCCCTTGTGGTCAATGTATAGGGTGCCGGCTGGAGCGAAGCCGGCAATGGGCCATGAGATGCACGCACGAGGCAGCACAACATGATCAAAATAGCTTTATTACTGCGACGTATGATGACGAGCACCTCCCGGAGCGGGGCCAGCTGGTATATGCCCATTGGCAAAGTTTCATGCGAAGACTCAGAAAACAAACCGGTAAAAAAATCAGATTTTTCGTATCCGGAGAGTATGGGGAGACTACTGCCAGACCCCATTACCACGCGATCATCTTCGGCCACCATTGGCACGATCAAACTCCCCTTAATCAACTGGGAGAACAAAAATATTACCGAAGCGAAATCCTCAACCGGCAATGGCAAAAAGGGAACTGCGTCATTGGCGCAGTCAGCTTCGAATCGGCCGCTTACGTGGCACGATATTGTTTGAAAAAAGTAACCGGCCCCGGGGCCGATGACTACTACAAAAGAACAGATGAAAAAGGAGACTACGAACAGACGCGAGAATTCGCGCACATGAGCCTAAAACCGGGAATCGGTAAAACATGGCTAGACCAGTACAAAACCGATATTTACCCGAACGACTACGTCGTAGTGAAGGGGCAAAAAATGAAGCCCCCGAAATACTATGATAAAAAATACAAAGAGATAGAACCAGAAAACGCAGACTGGCTAGAGTATGAGAGAACAAAAAAAGCCGAAAGTCAGCTCTGGAATAATGAAGAAAAAAGGCTAGCCGTAAGAGAAACGGTAGCCAAAGCCAAAGTAAAAACAACATTAAAAAGAGACAAGATATGAAAAACAAAAACCTAATGAAAGTAGTAGTCGTCAAAGACCTAAAACTAGAAGCGTTCCTCAGCCCGTTCGTCACGCCACACCTGAACGCAGCTATCCGGAGCTTCTACGACGAAGCACAAAACCCAGAGTCAATCGTCAATAAACACATGGAAGACTACGAACTCTATTACATCGGCGACTTCGACACCGAATCCGCCGAACTGATACCGCAGACCCCGCTGCTAATCGCCTGCGCCAACGACAACAACTAGAGGCTCACATGTTTCGCAATAAATCAGTATCGACACACAAGTTCGCCATGACACCGCGAGCGGATATACCCCGCTCGAGCTTCAAAATTGAAAAAGCCTATAAGACCACCTTCGATAGCGGCTACCTGATCCCAGTCTATTGCGACGAAGTCTTACCCGGAGACAGCTTCAAACTCAACATGACGGCCTTCTGCCGCTTGTCGACCCCGCTGTTCCCGATCATGGACAACCTTCACCTAGACAGCTTCTTTTTCTTCGTGCCCAACAGAATCCTCTGGAGCAACTGGGAAAAATTCATGGGCGCACAAGACAACCCCGCGGACTCGATAAGCTACGTTATGCCCAAGATAACCTCAGGCCTAGGCGGGTTCGTGGTGGGGAGCATCAGCGACTACTTCGGACTGCCGACCGTGGGCCAAGTCACAGCTGGACAATCCGTCACAGTGACCAGCATGTGGCACCGCGCATATAACAGGATCTGGAACGAATGGTTCCGAGACGAAAACCTACAAAATAGCCTGGTGGAATCCACAGGCGACGGCCCCGACACACTGGCCGATTACACACTGCAACGACGGGGCAAAAGACACGACTACTTCACCAGCTGTCTCCCGTGGCCACAAAAGGGTGGAACGGCAGTCACCATCCCCCTAGGCACGTCCGCGCCAGTCAAAAGCGACGGCAACGCCTTCCAATGGCGGGGCGGCACGGGAGGCATGACCTACCCCTACTCGGCGACCGGCGCCGCAACCTCACCCGTGCTAATCAATAACGCCACCACAGCAAACCTAGGGTTCAACTTCGGCGCACCCGGAACAACCACAACCGGCCTCTATGCCGATCTCACAACAGCCACGGCAGCGACAATCAACCAGCTGCGGCAGAGCTTTCAAATTCA